AGTAGCGCTGGGCCTTGATTCGATCCTCGGCTATCTCGGACTCACAGAAATCAACAGCATCAGTAATAGCCTCACGGACAATTCCTTCGATCTCTAGGTCTGTCATTGGTTTTAGGCTCATCGCTGTTCTCCGAAGTTAAGCAAGCCGCCTGTTGGGCGACCAAATTCTGGCGCTATTTGCTGTACCGCCGCGCCGCGACCTGCGAAGCCTAATGTATTTATAACCTGCGCGGTACTATCGTACAGCTTGCCTAGCGCATCCCGGTCCGTAAGAGCACGACGCACCAAATCAGGGTCCTGTGACATTAATGCCTCAACCACTTGCATGCGCTCTCTGTCATTTAAATTAGGAGCGGCCTGTGCGATCAGCCTTCCTGCCTGCTGTGTCATAGCAAGAATATCACCTTGGCTCATCCGCAAGATATCTTCTGCTGATGTTCTTGTGCCAATTTGTGCAGCCGCGGCCTGCTGTGGCGCTGTCTGGCTACCAAACAAAACTTGTTGCTCTGTTTCCTTCGCGCGCCCAGCAATTTGCAGTTGTTGTGCAACGTCCTCTATCTGATCCTCTGGGAACACAGCACGCAGTATTGCTCCTTCCTGCCTATCGGGATCTGCAAGCCTACCCATAATCTGTGGAGACCTGCGAAGCCTGTTGTTAATAGCCGCCATGACACCAGCCCGGTAAGCATCTGCCGCTTCTGGCGAAGACTCTTGCAGCCGGCCGAACACAATCTCTATCTCGTCAGCGTCCTTGCTCAAGGCCTTTCTGCCTTCTTCAAACTGATCTCTAACTAAGCGACGTGTTCGCGCTAGGTTACGAACCTGCTCTAGCCCGGTGTAACTTTCATCTAGCTGAGACTTTAAGGTGCTCTCTGCTGCTGCAAAGCCTTCCGCGCGAGTGCCTTTGCCGGCCTGATATAGCCCGCTAGCCTCGTCACGCAATGCCCTGCGGATTATTTCGGCATCCTCTAAAGTTGGCATGCGAGTCAATACGATCGCTCCTGCCTCGTCTTCTCGGAAAAGAGGTACAAGCTTATCGCTTTCCGAGTAAATCTGCTGTACCTCAGATCTGGCCGGACCGAAGCGTTGCAATATACCCTGCAAGTTTTCTGCAATCTCTGGGCTAACTTCCGGCACAGTATCAAACGCCTGACGGTATCCCTCTCGCTCTAAATCGAGAAGCTGGTCATCGGTTGCCTGCATCGCACGCATAACATTCCGGTCGCCCATTCTTGGAGTTAAACCGGCCTGCAAGCCCGCAACAGCCGTCTCTCGTGTTTCTGCGGCACGCTGTGGCAGTCTCTGAGTAATCTCAGCGCCCGCCTCTCCAAGCTGCGACTTGTAAGCTCTTAGGGTAGCCATAAGCTCCCTGTTCTCTGACATCAAACGTCCTTCGAGCAAGTCAGCAACAATTTCGTCTGTTGTCTTACCGGTGCCTTCTTGCAGTCGTTGCAGCTCAGCCTGAACCCGTGTGGCAGGTCGCTCACCGAGAGCACGAGACGCAAACATCTTAAAGCCTTCACCAAGCTTCGCCGATAAGCCGCTAAACACCGCACCAGCAACAGCACCGCCGGGCACGTCTTGCAATCTGCGCATGCCCTCTCTTTCGCTGTAGCCCGCGGCCGCAAGGCCACCTTCTCCGGCGCCGATCAGCGCAACCCTACCAGCAGTTGGTGCAACACGAGCGCCTGTAAGGCCGGCACTTGCCACTAAGCCTGTCCCCATCGTCAGTAGGCCGGGAATAATCGCACCAGCCAGCTCTGATGTGATGGCAGCAGCAGGATACTCTGCCTTGTAATCAGCTAGTTTTTTACGTAGCTCGTCACGGATTTGCTGGTAGTTTCGATCATCCTCACTCAAACCTACGGCACCGAGAGCTGATCTGGCCGCGGCCTCAATTTCTTCGCCGAAACCAAACGTCAACCCCTGCACAAAAGATCGCGTCTTTTGCGTCTCAACCGGCGTTGCAGCCTGCGCGGGTGACATCCGGGCAAAGTAACTTTGTATTTGTTGCTCGGTTGTGTCTTCAGGGAAGTTATACTGCTTCCCGTCTGGTCCGACTCTTATCATTACAAATCCTCTGATCTGACCTGTATTACGCCAGTAGGCTCAACACCGCCCTCAATTTGATATCGCTGGATGTGGTCGCTGTACTTCACTTTGCCAGCGCTAAGCTCTCGCGCCTTCTTCATTAGCTCATCGCGCAAGATTTTTTGAACGCGTATTTTATTTCGCAGTAACTGACGCAACTCTGCCGGCGGCAGGTTCAAGTCGATAGTGCTAGACAAGGCGAGCTTTAATTCAGACTCACTTAGTGCGCCAAAGGTAGCACTTTGAATCAAGTCGATGCCCATCTCTGTAGCTGCCTGACGCAGTGTCGTCGTTGCTGCATTAAATGACGGCAGATAGGATTGTATAAATCCTGACTCACCGCCCGCTTCTAGCGAGTCGAGTGCTCGGTTAAGGGTGTCAATTGTCCCAGTTGCTCTTTCAGCCGCAACAAACGCCTCTTGGCCTGCCGTCATAGCACGCTCGCGGTCCATAATCTCAAGATCTGTCTCTGTCTCTCTAGACAAAACCTCAGAGGGTGTCTCACCAACAGCGCCCGCCACATCAACACGGGTATATTTACCGGAATTAGGATCGTACTGCACGCCGTAAAGCTGACCGGTTTGTGGGTCGACTTGCGGTGCAAAGCCCTTGGTAGCAAACGTATCTCGTGTAGTGAATAGTTGCGCAAGAATGTCGTTAGCCATGCTTGGGTTAGCTTCAATAATAGTTGCCAAATCACTGCGGCCCTGATTACGCAAATACTCAGCAGTCATGTTTGCTTCCTGCGCCTGCTGTCGCTGGCTTTGCACGGTCTGTATCCGCTGTTGCAAACCTTGGGCTAATTGCTGGTCAGGCCTAAACCTTAACGTGTTGAACCCTTGCGCTAGTTGCGCCATTGCCACGGGGTCTTGTGCAACATCCATGAAACGCCGACCGAGTTGAGACAGCCCTCGCACAAAAGGGTTCGGGGGACGACTGCCGGGCGCAGGGCCAACTTGTGGGCGCGGTTGCATTGCCTCCTGCATGCCAGCCCTAAAGCGCTCTTGCTGCGCTAATGCCTCTGGCGTATTCATCGCCGCAACCGCCGCATTAGGAGCGCGCATCTGTTGCAATCGCTCCATCTCCATCATCATTCTGCGCTCTTCTGGCGTCATCTTACGACCTCAAAATAAGTTTTTAACTTGACCAATTTTCATCAGCATATCTAACAAGCCGCCAAGCATAGGACCTTCTTCAGAGCCTCCAGATCCGCCGGGATAGCCCGGAGGCTGCGTCATTCCGGCGTCGCCCAAGCTTCCCATCAAGCCTTTAACTGCCTGACCCATTTGGCCGGCCGGGTCGCTCATTTGTACCTGCTGGATAGGGATCATGCCGCCGCCGCGCTGCATGCCGCCCATAGCTGGGGCATTTATAGCTTGAGGCCGAAAATCCATGTCGCCCATAGATTGCAGGGCGCCCATGAGCTGCTCTTGTCTTTTTGCCTCTTCGACGCTCTGCAATGGCTTGAATGAGGAGTAGGTGCCATCCTTGTCCATCTCCATCATGTCTTTAAGAGCATCAAGGAAATTCTGTTCGCTCATGCCAGCAGTGCCCCGTAGTCGACCATTTGATATCCGTTATCGGCGACGCTCACCATCGATGAGTCGGTCTCGTCGGCCATAACACCCATAGACTTGCCAGACAATCCAATGTCGTTGGCTTTAGCATTCCAAGTCCATGAGTAGACATTCTGACCTGATGGCAGCTTGCCAGCCTTTTTTATATCAGACTTAAGCCTTCGATCTGAGAACATACCGACTAATGCCGGGCCAATCTGCGCGCCGGCTGTAAGGTAATCCATAAGACCAAGCTGTCTGCTTGTTGTCTGTGTCTGTGGAACAGGCGCCGCACCAAGGGCAGAAGCCAAGTAGCCAAGAGATCTCTCTGGGAATGACGTGTAGCCTTGGAACTGCTCACGCGCACGATCAAAGATCTGCTGGTTGAGCATCTGCTGTATGTTGCCTTGCTGCATAAGATCTTGCTGAAGACCACGACCCATGCCGAATGCCTGCTGAGCTAAACCGCCTAGCTGACCGGCCGCTGCAAGCCGCTGACCTGCGCCTGCAAGCCCTGCTTGTTGGTTCGCAAGTGATGCCTGCATCTGACGACCAAGATCTTGCCCAGCCATCTGTTGCGCTTGCTGAAATCCACCTAATCGCAGGTTAGACGCGGTACGTGCCGCCTGCTGCATGGCAGCCTCGTTAGCCTGTGACTCTAGGATCGCCGACCGTGACCCGCCAAAGGCTCCTGCACGTTGCGCCTGAGAAGCGAGCTGATTAGCTTGCATCTGACGAGCCTGCTCAATATCCCCAAGCGACTGCTGAACAACAGTTTGCTCAAACGGGTTAAAGTAGGGGGTCAGATCGGTCTGTGCAATCTGTCCGGCTTGTACCTGCGCGGGCTGGTAGCCCATGCCTGCCGCCGTGCCCATCATTGCGCCGGTTTGACCCATTTGTGCCTGCTGGAATACGTTCTGACCTGCTGGCGCTTGTGCGGGCTGTCCTGTTGCGCCGCCGGGTGCTGGTGCCGCCATTATCTTGACCCTCCACTAAACTGTGGTGGTAAGGCGCCGCTCATCCCGAAGGGTGAGTAGCCGCCCATTGGACCACCTTGACCAAGCAATCCCGGTGCGCCCATTTGTGGGCCAGCAAACTGCCGGTTAAACATTGCCGCCTGAGCTGGCTGATTGGCTGCCAACTCAGCAATGGCCTGCTCAAACATCTGCCCGGTTCCGTAACCCTGAATACCGCCAAAGTCTTGTGCCTGCGGCATCCCGGCCATGACGTCCATCTGCGGAGCCAAACCGAATGCCGTGGCCGCGTCTGCGGTAGATTGCATGGCTTGGGTTTGCATAGGAGTGAGCGCCGCAACCGAAGGCCCGTAGTAGGGCATGTACCCAACCTGAGCTAATTGCTCTGCACGCTGCAAATTGCGAGACGCCGGGCCTTGTATCCAGCTAGGGATCTCTACCTGTGTCGTTTGGCCGCCGCCTTTTCCACCACCTGACATATTAAATATCCTTTCCTAGAACCGTGAAGGTCTCTTCGTAACCTTTGTTTTTTAAAACTTTAGCCCATCCCTTACGACCGGCAATACTCATTCCTGTGCAACCGTTCATCTTGGCAAACTCAACCGCAGAGCTGTCCATGTCAACGATTTGGTCCATCTCACCGCCCGCTAAAAAGATATGTAAAACTTTTTTCTGCGGGTAGCTTACTATCTCTGTCACTGCGCAACCTCTCGGTGCCGGCCAAAACTGCATGGCCCCTGTCTGTATCGACTGCACAACGTCTTCTAACGTGTGCGTACCGCCTGATCTTTCTAGCGCTGCCTCTAACCAAGGCTTACAACGAACTAACTCATCTACAATAGTGGTCAATTATATCACCTATGTACTCTAATGATCGTTAGTGTTGTTGAGGGACATACAGACTCTGTTGCGATACTGCTTGCTGCGAATGATTTTAAGACTCCATGAGCATGGTTATCGGTAGCCGTAAACGCTTGCAAATAATCATTTGCGTTAATGTAAAAAATAGCCGACCGGCTAACTACAGTAGTTGCAGTGTTTTGGTGCAAGGCAGCGCGTATCGTTGAACCGTTAGCTACATTTGCCCCATTTATCTTCGGCCAAAATACGAAATTGACTGTACTCGCTGATGACGAGTAAATTTGCGCAGTAAAAGAAATTAAATAATAGCCAGATTCTTCGAAAATGATCTGAGATCCGCTTTGAGTGAAGCCAGAGTTACCAGATCCTGCGGTGAAGGTAATCGGATAGCCTGTGTTCGAAGCTGCGTATGTGTAATCACTCGATACGGTAAAGTCACCGTGACCGTCAGCTAGAACTATCTGTCTGTATACGCCGTCAACTGAGATCACCGGGTACTTGTTTGTGTTGTCGTACAGGATAATCCCGTCTTCGTTAGCGCTGTCGCCTGCCTGCTTAAATACGAGCTTGGACCGAATGCGATTTAAATGGTCTACAAGGCGCTCGCCCCAGTTTTTCCACTCGGGACCAAACGGTGGAGGGGCAAGGCTCATCGGTTACCACCCGGCAATAAGTTAAGGCGGGGTACGCCGAAGCGCCAGTTGTTTAGCTCAGTGCCATTTACACGCATGCGTAGCTGGCGCCCTGAGAATCTAGCGCTTACCGGGTTAGCCATTGTAAACGGCCCGTGAGTAAACTCGTCGCCATTAGGGAAAAAGCGAGACTTGAAGGTCAGTGTTGCCTCGCCCTGCGTCTTCTCATCAGGGATGATCTCGTTAACCTTTACAACGCTAGATCCAAATAAGATCGGACCCGACTCAGCATGAGGAGCCGTGCCATCGTGATCGAATCCGGTCTCATGGTCGTACAGCTTACCCGATGCATCGAACATAATCGGGTGCTTCATAACACCGGCATCGAAGCCTGACGTACGGGAAAGCGTACCAATGTTCCAATATTGCTCTAAGTAGTTGTAAACCACATACCGGTCGTTCTCTACCGAGCCACCAGAAGGGTAGAACCACCACACCTCGCCGTACTGGGCGTTGTTCATAGCGGTAACCTTGGACCGCTGGTCGTTGTTTATGTCAGTGAAGACGTAATCCAAGACCTCGCAGGGCATCTCTTGTACAGCCGAGCCGTTAAAGAAGAAAAAGCTCTTGGAGCCCATCCAGTACGCGCCTTCCATGTGGGATACGCACGCATGACGCGATATCGCACCGCAGTCTGTGCCTACACGCTGAAACTGGAAAACAAGCTGCGGGCCAATGTAACTAGCAATGTGCGCGTCTGTAGTTGTCAGTATGAGAGTCCTTCCGCGCATCTTGTGGCCGCTTAAGATCTCGCCATTAGTCGCAAGCTCAAAGTCACCGGCCTCGTTAGTTGCCGCCGGGGTCCAAGCCGTGTTGTCTTCCTTGTCGCACCACTGCACTTTTCTGGGGTTGCCGCCGGCGCCTAGTGCGAACAGGAAGCGCTCGTTAGTAACAACCAAGGCCAAGTTCGATGTTGGCGCGTTAGCTATTACGGCTGCGGGAGTAGCTGCATTTAACTGCCACTCGTAAAGCTTGCCGTCATCGACCGAGCAGGCGACAAGGTATTCTCCCCATGTATCCAGTGACCAAGTGGTGGCTTCTTGGAACTCGCCGGTAGATACCCGCTCTGTACCGTAATACCCAGTGTTGTAGTTGCCTGCGCCAAAGCCAGACCGCAATGCCGCACTTTCGCTGCCTGTAGTTAAAGATGCCGGAGTGATATCACTGACTGCATTGTTAGCGCTGACGTAATAAAGGTTTGCATACGTACCCACGGCCATATTCGTAGCGGCCGAGTTATCGATCCACGCAATTGCACCACGGACGGCCTTGTCTAGGGTAGCCCCGGTCTTAACTCTTTCCTGCCAGCCACCAATGGGGCCAAGCGAGCCGTTGCGCCAGCGCACAAGGTTTACATCGCGCCACCGGCCGGCGCCTTCTAGGTCCGTACCGTGCCTGTAAACCCCTGCTGGTATATCAATAGCATTTAGCGCCATGTGTACCTCTTAAGCAGTACGCTTCCACATATGAACGACAATGTAAGGCTGGACGACATCCGCAGATCCAGAGGTAAAGGTCCTGTCACCTGAGGCTTGTGCGAGTGACTCAAGGTTTTCACCGCTTTCCGAAAGACCCGAGCCAGTAATTAAGCGCCCGTCTGTTGTTGGTTCTGGTAGCTTGCCACCGGTTTGATCAGAGCCCCATCCATCTCTTGGCACTGTGACATCGACGGTATCGGTCTTCGCACCGCCCGTCTCTTCCGCTGTATCAAAGTCAGTATCGCCGCTGTCTAAGCCCACCATTACACGACCGGAGCCAAATGCGGCCCACGTCCCAAAACCCAGCAGAGTGGCGGGATCGGTGGAGTCGCTTGCGTTGATATAAACAGATCCTACGGGGTAAATCTCTGACATCGTTGGCAGTGCGTCGATCTGGGTTTGTATTGCAGAGGTTACGCCGTCAACGTAATTAAGCTCCGTAGTGGTAACAGTTGCACCATCTAAAATGTTTAGCTCTGTCGCGTCTGCTGTGACGCCATCAAGAATATTTAGCTCCGCAGCAGTCGATGTCACGCCATCCAAGATGTTTAGCTCTGCGGCTGTCGCAGTGACGCCATCTAATATGTTTAGCTCTGCTGTTGTAGCTGTGACACCGTCGAGAAGATTTAACTCTGCCGCCGTAGAGGTGACGGCAACACCGCCTACCTGCCACGATCCTGCCGTTAAGTTGGGCTGTATAGCTGTGGTGCCATCAAGCAGGTCATCGATGGAGTCCAAGTTTGCGTTTAACTTAGTGCCCCATGTGTCCTCCGACGCGCCAACCTCTGGCTTGGTCAATGAGTATGTTGTGGTTGTAGTATCTGCCATATCTAATTACCCAAATGGATAGCTGTCGTCGTTAATTGTTGTCCAAATGTCTGTGGGCTCCGACACGGTCTCCCACTTCAATCTGGGCGCGATAATAGTTGCTGCGTCACCCTCAACCTTAACACCAAAGCTTGCTGTCATTTCGCCGGCTGTGGGCGTTGTCGCTTGTGATTCGATTAGCGCACCAAAGCCTGCGGTAAAGCTTCCGGCGATTAAAGAGTGCGACTCATTCAGTAAATCAGGCGCGTTCTCTGTTAGCCACGGGTGCAGGACGTTCTCGATGTGGTCCAGCATATCCGCGTCGGTAAGGGTGCCAGCGAGATACTGCGCATACTTCGACGAATCGAACGCCGACACAGAGCCGTTTCTTGTGATGTCGCCGACCTTTACGTTTGTCTTTACACCGCTGATCACAATGGTAACTGTAGTATTCAGTAGCGTTCTTTCTGGCTCTGAGTTTACGCCAGCCCGCAGGATCATCTCTGTGATCTTGCTTGTTCCAATGCCACTGCGTGACTGCGCACCAGCACCCCTAGTTGCTGCACCGCCCGCATCTGTCGCGCTAGTCCCGTCTGCCTTATACCCGGTCTCTTTAACCCTTGTCATTGGTATCAGCGTGGTTGCCGATGCGCTAGACAAGTAACCGGTAGACTCTATGCGAGAGCCTGCGAATTTGGAGGTGATTGCCGCCTCTACAGCTGCGCCTAGCGCGTGAACCTGCGTCACACCTATATCGGTTGCAGAGGATGCAATAGGCAGAATGAGCGAGCCTGATATCTTGGTGACGCCGACATCAACGTACGACAAAACCGATCGAATCGTTTCGACATAGTCAGGGGCGACGTAGTCTGCCTCCATGTACAGCGCAATAGGCACTGCTGCGGCGTCTATAGACATACCAAACGGCATCAGCATCGTCGCCGTGCCAGAGGAAGCCATGCCCGTAGAAGAAACCTTCACTGGTGCAGAGAAGGTCTTGCTTATGACGCTTGACTGCGTGCCTGCGGTCTTTGTTAGTCCGGCGCCTGACAGGGTTGTACTGACTGGGAATATCCCAATTGTATCCTGATCGCGTACTAGCGTTGAGGGTATTGCGGTCGATGAAACTTGCGCGCGGATGTCGTCCGAATAATCGGAAGCGACATAGCCATCAGCTACATATAGAGCCGGTAATGAGACCGCCGCGGCAAGAACTATCGCCATTAGTCATCGTCCTGTGAGTCTTCTTCCTCGTTGAACGAATTAACAAGCGTGCTAGAGAGCGCACTATGCGAGGCATTCAACTGGTCTGCCTTGAAGCGCAACTGCTCCAACTGGGTTTCTACGTCCCGAATCAAAGCCGCCAGATACTTTTGCTCTGGTGACAACTGGTCTTCGGTGTATTCTACGCCGTCTATAGTTAGCATTTACTATTCCTTACCAAGGTGTGCCGTCAGCAGATACAGGGTTCTTCTGAGCTTCGATGTCTGCTGTTAGTGCCGCTTCAACAGCGTCCTGATCTACTTCAGC